AGAAGTAGAGGTAGTAGATCAAGTAGAAACCGCAGATGCTAAGTCTGAAACTGTTTCTACGGATGATGAATTAGAAAATTACACAAAAGGTGTATCTAAAAGAATCAATAAGTTAAACGAAAGAAATAGAGCCGCAGAAGAAAAAGCGGCTAGATTGGAACAAATGTTGGCTCAAAAAGAAATGGAAACGGCCAGCATGTTACAACAACAACAAGAAACTAAGGCTCAGTTATTGGTTAAAGAAGAAGAGGCTTTAGAGGCCAAGCAATTACAAGCCGATGATTTGTATAAAAAAGCCATTCAATCTAATGATGCTGAACTAATTAGCAAAGCTGACACCCTAAAAAGCGATCTCAGCATACAAAAAGAAAAGTTAAAAGTTGCAAAACAACAGGCAGAACAACAAAACTTTCAAAATCCACAGCCTGTGGAACAACCAGTACAGAATGTGCAACAACAAACAGCACCGCCGCCTCCAACTGAAGAGGCAAAAGCCTGGCACTCTGAAAATTCCTGGTATGGTGATGATACAGACCCAACAAATCAACAAGCTACGCAATTTGCGTACTTTACTCATTTTAATTTAATAAATGAAGGCTATGAGGCAGATTCGCAAGATTATTACGATCAGCTAAATAGTCGTGTTTATAAAGTTTATCCAGATCTTCAACCATCTGGAAATGTCGAGCAATCAGAAGGTAGACCCGCTGTGCAAAGAGTCGCCTCAACCTCTGTGGGAGGTCGACAAAAAACACAAGGCAAAAAGAACGGTGTAACTTTCTCGAAATCGGAAGTTGAGCGTCTCAGAGGATTGAAACCACACAACATGACAGAAGATGCGTGGTTAAAATCTGTTGCTAAAGAAAAACAAAAAATAGCCAACAGGGAGGCAAAATGAACGAAGAAAAAGTAACTACAACCAGACAATCCCGTGAATCCGAGAGTCACGCTAATACTACTCGTAGACAACCATGGAGGCCAGTTAGAAAGCTAGAAACCCCTACCCCACCAGAAGGATATGAATATCGTTGGATAAGAGAATCCATGCTGGGCCAAGAGGATAGAAGTAACGTAAGTAAAAGACTAAGGGAAGGTTGGGAACTCGTAAGAGGTACTGATTTACCCACAGAATTTGTCTTACCTACTATGGAAGAAGGCAGACATGCTGGCATAGTTTATAACGATGGACTACTCTTAGCGAAGATTCCTGTAGAAACCAAGAATGAGCGTAATGCTTATTATGAAGGTCAAACAGCTAAAAAACGTGAGGCACTGGATAACAACATGTTCAATGAGTCGCGTAAAGATAGCCGTTATGTGCAGTATGATTCAAAAAGGGAGTCTAATGTTACTTTTGGGAAAAAGTAACAACATATAATAGGAGCTAAAAATGGCTAATAGTGATAGCGCATTTGGATGCAAACCTGTTCGTATGATGGGTGGAGCGCCATACTCTGGTGGTCAATCAAGATATAGAATCGCAAGTGGAGCTACAACTCCAATCTTTCAAGGCGATTTGGTAACTCAATTGACAGCTGGTGTTATTGGCAGACATACCGCAACTGGTACTGTTCCGATTGTCGGAGTGTTTAACGGTGTTCAATACACTGACCCAACCACAGGCGAGCAAGTTTTCAAAAACACATATCCTGGTAGTATTTCTGCTAGTGATATAATCGCAAGCGTCATAGATGACCCTAACGTGGTGTTTGAAGTGCAAGCAGACGATACATTTCCTGTAGCAGATCTGTTTGGAAACTTTGACATTGTTGATGGTTCACCTGTTGGCGATACTAAGTCTGGAAGGTCAAACCTTGAATTAGACGTAACTACTGGTGCTACGACCGCAACGTTACCTCTCAAGGCAATTGATATCTCCCAGGATCCCGATAACGATGACGTAGCATCAAGCAACACCAATGTTCTTTGTGTGATTCAAAACCACATCATGGGGCAGAAAGGTGCTGGCCTAGCGTAAGGAGTAAATAATGGCAATATCAAGAGCTCAACTAGCTAAAGAGCTAGAACCAGGTCTGAATTCATTATTTGGTCTTAACTATGATGAATACGATCGTGAATACGAAGAAATCTTCACTATTGAAGATTCCAACCGTGCCTTTGAAGAAGAAGTATTAATTACTGGCTTCGGATCTGCGCCGACTAAAACCGAAGGTCAAGGAGTAGTCTTTGACAACGCGTCTGAAAGTTTCAGTGCACGTTACACCCACGATACAGTGGCGTTAGCGTTTGCTCTAACAGAAGAGGCTGTTGAGGATAACCTTTACGACTCACTCGGGAAAAGATACGTTAAAGCACTAGCAAAATCTATGGCTCATACCAAAGAGGTTAAAGGTGCGGACGTTCTCAATAATGCTTTCTCATCCAGCTTTACTGGAGGAGACGGTGTTTCATTAATTAACACTGCTCACCCACTTGCAGGTGGTGGAACAGCGGCTAATAGACAAACAACTATGGCCGACCTTAATGAAACTTCATTAGAGGACGATCTAATTAGTATCTCAACTTTCACAGATGACAAGGGATTAACAATCTCTGTTCAAGCTGACAAACTAATCGTGCCACCACAATTAGTATTTGTTGCTGACAGAATTCTTAATTCTCCAGGTAGAACTGGAACTTCTGATAATGACTTGAACGCTATTAAGAACACAGGTGTTCTTCCTGGCGGCTATTCAGTAAACCATTATCTGAACGATCCAGACGCATACTTCATCTTAACTTCTGTAACAGCAATGGGCGATGGCCTTAAAATGTTCCAGAGAACTGGCATGGAAACATCCATGGAACCAGATTTCTCAACTGGTAACATTCGTTACAAAGCGCGTGAAAGATATTCATTTGGTTTCTCTGATTGGAGAGGAATCTTCGGATCACAAGGTGCGTAAATAGAACGACTGAAATACCGTTTATAACTCAAGTATTTCAAATTAAGGGCCCACCAGGGCCCTTTTTTTTGGCCTAAATTAATTACAAATAATATGTATAAAAACTTGTAAATATGTGCAATATTTAGTATATTAGACATGTGGGAAGTAAAATAAATAAACAAGCCAGGGAGGGCAAAATGATTACAGTATTTCATGCAAACAAGTTTGGTGATAACACCAAAGGTTACACCAAAGTAGCGGAGGTCAATGTTGACCGTATTTCTGAGGCGTTTTATTACACTCAAAACTTGAACGGGGGTTCTTGGTCAAGGGGTCCAGAGTTTGAGTTTGACGGCAAGAAAATTGTCAACGACGACTTTCACCCAGAGGTTAAGGTTACAACTGACCTTGCCATTAGCAAAAGAACAGGCGAGCCTATGGGTTTAAGGTCTACTTCTAGTGGCGACGTAATTTATGACGGTAACAAAAACAAATACTGGTTCTTGGTTCCGCTTGGTTCAATTGACGATGACATTCATTACAAAACACATGGTCAAACTGTTGTCATCGACAACTTTGATATTGACGGTTTCATTTACAACGAAAAGGAGGTGGCGTAGTGAAATTAATTACTAAAGAGATTGCTAATAAATTAGCAAAAAATGTTGGCGATGCCAACGTTGATAAACCCTGGTTAAAGTTATTTAACCCTTGCGGGGTAGGCACTTGGCTAATCAGTGAGTACGATGAGAGCACTGGACTAATGTTTGGTCTTTGCGACCTAGGTTATCCAGAGTTAGGTTATGTAAGTCTTGAAGAGATTGAGGCTGTTAAATTACCTTTTGGCTTAAAAATTGAAAGGGATACCTCTTGGAATCCAGACAAGACACTAGCTGAATATGCGGGGATAGCATAATGGCTGTTCATATTGATGTCGAGGACAAACTGGTTTCTTTAACGACTATTGAAACCGTTGGTTTTTGTGAGGATTGCGAAGGCACTGGCAAAAAAAAGATCACTTTTGAGGATTGTTTTGGTAATCCAATGCCAGAAAAAACTGTTTATTTAAAATGCAACTGTAAGGAGGTGGCGTAATGGATATTAAAAATTTAGATTGGTTTGCTGGCGCCAAAAAAAAGTGGGGTAAAAGAGTCGCTATCTACGATGGCACTGATTATGGTTTAAAAGGCACTGTTGCCGTGGTTGATTTTATGAGAGGTTATATTCCGCTTACTGATTCTTCTAAAGCCAGCATGAGAGGTTATATTCCTCTTAATCATTCTAAGAATAACGATTATGCAAACTGGAACCAAGCAACAATAGATGCTTGGAACAAAAAACAAGGATTAACGGATGAGGAGGTTG